GTCAGGACCAGAACCCTGGGTCTCGTAAGAGACCCGGTCCGAAGACATGTCGGGTACCGAAAGGTGCCGCTGATCCCAAGACCTGCCCGAAGGACAGACCTCAGTCCAGGGCACCTCGGTTGCCAGACAGCTTCTCAAAAGCAGTTCAACAACTGAAACAAAGTGTCGGTCGTCAACGGACCCGCAAGTCACCTCCTGGGGAGTTTCACCCCAAGAAGGACAAGCAGGTCTTATCACAGGACCACACCCTGCGCGCCACCCAAAAGGGTGGACAACGGAGGGCACGGCCGCTGCGTCCGTATCTGAACGAGCCTCTGTCGAAGTCGTTATGTGCACAACTTGACACATATGAACTTAGTAAGAAGACAAGGAAAGGAAGAAAGGTATTGGACTTGCAGTGGCAAGCACTCATGAATGCACTACGCCTTAGCCTCAGCCAGGTCGATTCGCTCGACCTCAGCAACAGGCCCGGCAGGTCCGCCTGGGCGGGCCTGTGGGCCCTCTGCGAATGGTTCATCGCGACTGCCATCAATCAAGGACCAATGGCAATCGGACGAGCCATCAAGCAGTGGGCGACTGAAGCGCAGGCGTACGCCTGTGGTGCATCCATCCGGTTAAGGAAGGTAGGCTACGCTCCTCGGTTCTTCCGCCAAGCTGGCGACAAGACCGAGAAGGCCAAGGGCTTTATCCGAGGGAGCCTCGTGTCCGAGTGGACACGGGCCAATGCCTGGGTATTCGCCAACGTCGGCCGTTCCATTCCGCCTCCCGCAACAGATCTGTTGAAGGAAACAGAGGCAAAGGAACTAGCTGACTGGGATGCACGTCTATTCGACGCGCAACCGGCAATACTAGACAAGGATCGCAAGGAACTGCTGGAGGACCTGACCGCATGGGTTGCGGGCAGAATCCACAGCTTGGCCAAGCGACTCCCCGATGTCGAACGGGAACTCGACATCAGATTAAACCCAAGTGCCTGCCTTGAGTGTTCGCGGGCAAAAGGCGGAGCGTACGAGTATTACAAGCGTGCTGCAAAGGCCTTGAAGGGACCAGGATCCCGGATCCCGATTGCGGAGTTTGAACAACACCCAACCCCAAGGGCATCTGCGACAGCAGAATACCCAGCAGGGCAGTGGTTGCCAACTCCGGATCTCGGGGGGAACTGGTATACAAGGATCCAAGAGGATGGCTTAGGGGTATTACACCCAACCAAGCCCCTATTGCAGGCCGAAGCGCCCGTAGATACTCGCATCCGCCTCCTCAAGTCCCACGCTGATGACATCTCACTCCGCGAACAGGAGAAGGCACTCGAAAACGAGAGCCTACCCATGCGCCCGGTAGTGCTGCCAGAGCGGGGAATGAAGATGCGGATAGCAACAATGTCTCCGGCTTGGGCCGTCGTCCGAGGACAACGGATTAACCGGATGCTGCTATCTCTCCTTAAGACCGCGAGATGCCACAGCCACGCTCTCCTGGGTAAAGCAGGAGTTCCTCAAACCATTGTGGAAGGCGTAAAACGCTTCGGAGGCCACCGTGATTTTGTAATCACGTCAGCCGACCTCAGCGCCGCCTCCGACTTCATCCCACACGACGTCGCTGCCGCCGTCTGGAGAGGAGTAGTCGAAGGCCTCGGGAAGAGGCTCGGGGACGCCGACAAGGTACTGGGTTACCAATTACTTGGACCCATGCACCTTGAAGGTCAACCCGAACGAGTCAGTAACAGGGGTATCCTGATGGGATTACCTCTGACCTGGCCCGTCCTGAGCCTGCTTAACGAGTACGCCGCCTCAGTAGGAATGAAGAACCCAGGAGAGCCTTCGTCCAAGGGGTGCTTCTCCGTGTGCGGAGACGACATGATTGCCGCGTGGACCACGACCAAGCAACGGACGTACTACGAGAACTTGGAGAAACTCGGGTTAGTACTCAATAGGTATAAAACCTACGAGTCCCCAACAGGTGGGGTCTTCATTGAAGAACTATACCAAGTTTCTGACCGTACACGTTGGATTAAGATCCCGACGGGTTCCAAAGGAACACGCCCGGTGACCCCTCCAGCACGTATACTGCGTCAAACCATCGGAAAGGTCCTAGAAATAGAATCTTCCGACCGGAGGCAGTTAACCTTCCGGGTTGTCTCGCATACAGTACGACCGAAGCTTTCCGCAATACTTCAAGCAAAGCGGAGTGGTATGAATCCACAAGACGACCACGTCCCTCCACACCTGTCCTTGCCAGCCATCATCACAGCTGAAGCTGCGAAGACTTCACTTGGCTGGCGGAAACAGGCGATCGACACCATCATGCGCATAGCGCACAAGGGCACCATATCCAACATGGAGAAGAGTGGTGTCCCCTTGTACTGGCCACGGGAGCTAGGCGGGTGGGGCCTGCCTCCCCCGAAGGGAAAGCCGGTCGCACCAGCCAAATTCCGAAAGGCAGCTGCGTCTATCCTAAATGGACAGAGTCAGCTGCGCCGGGACTACATGCGAGTCTTCCAACTCGCCCGAGCACCGAAACATCTAAGAAAGATAATTCGGGATCAACTCACCATAGTTGACAACTTGCCCGAGCGACTATCGGACGAGGCGGAGCCGAAGCCCCTCGAAGAGGTGGAAGGTGAAGTGATCGCGAGAACACTTGCCTACCACTCATTCGACCCCTTCTTCGACAAAAGGAGTTCCCTCAAAATAGCTTCCGTGGATACCGTGGCTAAACATATCAAGCGTGTCTTAGCTCAAGGGCTAAAGAAATGGCAGTCAGCAAAGCCGATTGACAGTTCCAAAGCCGTTAAGCTCCTCGAGCAGAAACCCAGATTGGTCGATCGTAAAGAGATCAATCGAATCCTGTTCTACACGGGCACGCCTGATAGCAAGTCTACCTATTCTTCCTTACCGGGGCCTGTTGAAACCGTGGTAGGAGACCTCAAGTCATCCTTGGGGCAGCGCATCGACGATGCATTGTCCCAGATCAGACAAGAACTCCAACCACGACAGAGCCCCGATGGACCGCCGACTAAGGCGGTCCCCCTTTCCCCCACCGGCGGTCCGGGTGTCCAAGACACCTCCCCCGAACCGCAAGTGGGATCTTCTTACACCCTTCCGCCAGGATGTACCGGGGGTGCCAGGGCAGAAGACCTCTCGGTCTTCATGCCTCAACACCTCCGAAACACCCCGGAGAAAGGGCGTGAAACTTAGGTCAGC